CCTGTTTCAATACATCTGAATGATATACTTTACATTCAATATTTCTAACTGCCATATTGAACAGTAGAAATGGCATTACCTTGCTGTCATATTCATATAATTCAAATTTTTGGTTCTTGTCCATATTCCATTTTTGAATTGTCAATGCCCCTGATCCAGCGCACATATCTGTAACTATATCTGATTTTCCTGCAAGTTTTCCCATAAACACAGCTAAGCTCTTAGGTGTATAATCCTGCATTTTTTCCGTTCTATCTGCATGGTAATACTGAAAAATCATTTGTAACCAGTCGATGCTCAAATCTTTTACATTCTCACAAAATTTTTCATACACTGTCTCATCATTATTTTGAACTGCAGCCAGCAATTTCTCTGGCAGATCTTCGGTTGTCTTCGCATCAAATAATCTCAGTACTTTATTTGTAAGTTCCTGTAATTCCATCCCTGCTGCCTCCTTTACCATCCGATGATACAGTAACCCTGCATCAGTCCATATTCCGGTACATCCCGGAGCACATACCGGATCCGGCGCACCTCTGTCCTGCCAGTATATTCTCCATTCTCCCATTCCATTAGTATCAGGACATCTCCCGGCTGTATATTGTCTTCATCCTTACGAAGCTCAAAGTTTTTTCTCTCATCCCTCACTGCCTGGAAGTATTTCGGCAGGATTTTCTTCTCCACTGTCTTCATTCTTCTTTTTCCTCTTCTTTCGGTAGTTTTCCGGATCATAATCTGGGTTAAAAGAGCTGCGTGTCATGGATATGCTCTCTTTCCGCTGATCCTTGGCATATGATCTACGCATGGTCTCTATTTCCGGATCCTGGTTCTCCAATCCCATTGTCAGAAGATCTCCGTAAGAAAAGCCCCGGCGGAATCCGGTCTTTTTATCCCTGGTCAGCACGTTCCGTGGGTAAACTCCTATGACTTCGTATTCGCAGTATTTGCTCGTGCGGCCGATACGGTCCTCGTCATTTATTTTGATCTTTATGATATCTCCTATATGTACATGCTGGACCGTAGGTGCCGGATCCAGAAGAAGGGTTCCATCCCAGTCTTTATACTCCTGCATATTTCTCCTTTCCGGACGACTGCTGCCTCTTGGATTTTCAGCTGTCGTCCCGTGACTATGTTTATGGTTGTTCGTGAGTACACTCCAAAAGGCTTATTTAATTAACTCAAATACCAATATTACATTTCAGCTTCCGCTCACCCCGTCATGATGCTGCCTGCCGTCTGCGTAAGCGGATCCACGGGCGGCTCCATGACCACCCCGACTTCCGCGAGTAATGCACGGGACCATTCCCGGACGGTGGTCTTGTCCTCTTGGTATTGCAGCAACAGCTCATTCATGTATTCTTCCACTCTGGTGAGCCGATCTTTACCAAATCCGTACTCATCCATCAAGGCTGTGAATAAGAACAGCATATACCTCGTTGCCTGCTCATTGATGGTATTCTGCGGTGCAATCTGCTTGCTATCTAGCCAGTACTGATAGGATCCCTTCCGGGCGGTGATATCATCGACCGTATATGCCTTATACTCTATGGTCCAGTCGGCTTTGTCATACAATCGCTTGCTGATCTCCTTAAGGTCTATCTTGCCGTCCGCCCAGTCCGCTTCCATCTCATTTACCTTGTTTGCAATTCTGGAGATTCTCTGCCCCTTGAATCCTTCCTTTCGCATGATCACATACGACAGCATGATTCCCATTGCTGTCCACGGTGTCCGGTCAGCCATACGGCTTTCCCTGGCGATCCGCTTGCACTGCTCTTTAATCTCTGCCGGTGTCAAATGTCTCTTCTTTCCCATACTATGTAT